GGATGCTGCTTCGTATGATGCTGTACTTGAAAATGTAAACAAAGCATGGGTAGATATTAACTTTGAATGGTCTTACTTAAAACAAACAAAGACTGCTTTGAAAAAACTAAGACAGTCTTTAGATGAAAGGTTTAAAGATCCAGACCAGGTGTTGATGGGTAATGAAAGAGCGATGCTTGATTATCTTTTCTCTACTTATACTACTTCAAATCAAAAACAAATATTAAATATTACTAACAAACTTGGTCAAGTAATGTACCCTCCTCCTAAAAGTGAAGAAATATTTGATGTAGTCAATAGTCTACAAAAAGATATGGTAAGGAATGGCTTTACTAAATTCTCTAGGGTTGGTAAGAATGATGTTATTGATTCAGACACAGAATTAACTGCAGGAGATTTAAAAATATTTATGGATGCTCTTGAAAGAAAGATGAAGATTGATACAAAACTTGAATCTTTTATTAAAGAAGTTGAATCCCGTAAGTCTGCATTGAAGTCAAAGATTATGGCTAATATAAACAGCAATGATCCTGACCTAGCAGTCCTTCAGTACTATTCACATTAAAAAAAATACCCCTACTAGAATCCAATTAAGGAAACTAGTAGGGGCTTTTTTATTTAAGCATACCGTTCTTAGCTAGTAGCTCTCTGATGTCACGCTCAGCATCTTTTTTTATTTGTTCAGCTTCTTTAGGCTCCATGCCACGTTGAACTGCTTTATCATAATTATACTGTAGCATATCTTCGTTAATTTTGTTTGAGTATGCAGACTCTGGGGGTAACCCAAAGGTATCCACATACTCCATGTCATCTACTGGTGCTCCACGTAGAGCCAAGTAGTTGTACGATTTCTTATCGCTCATTGGTTTCTCCTTAGGCAAAGAAGTAATCAGACTCATAGATCTGTGTTACGTCTAGATCGCCTAGCTCTGGTTGCTCTACGTCAAGGTTAGTTGCATCAGTGATGATGTTTTGTTGAATCAAGTCGTAGTAATTCTCTTTATCATACATTTCGATAAAGCTTTGTTTAGTCCTCGCTAGTAATGATTCGACATCACATGCATGAGTACTAAAAGAATCATGTACTGCTCCGAAATCACCATTCCATTCTTCAATAACCAAGGCCATATGACTTGCGTCTTGACTGTGGATATAATTAGGGCTAACCCCGCACATAAACCCGCGAATATCGGGGGTCTTCGTAGGTACTCTTGCCACATGGTTCACTCCTTTGTGTCCTTTGGACTCAGATTTGTAGCCACTTATAGTACCTCTACACTTTCGTGTAGCTGTAGTGAAGTTTTTGTAGATCACATTAAACCCTGAAGGGGTTACCCATTTAAGTTCACTTCTACCATTACCGTGTATAAGTCTACTTTGATATGATCTAAGAGTAACTGTAAGTTCATTGAGAAGTTCTATGTCCTCATCACTTTTATCTTTCTTAGTGTACAAAGCCTTCTGGTCTTTTACTAGTTGTTTGTAATCAGGACCAGCGGGTTTACCATACTTGTCATACTTTGCATATTCACCTATCTCATATTGAGCTAGCTTTTGCAGGTACGCCATAGTATGAAGAGGGCCAGGGCATACCATGTTGATTGCTTTAATTAAAAGCTTAGCTAGTTTATCACAATCATCTTGAGTAATCCCATACTCTACATGGAAGTCTTCGGCCTTACAATCAAAGAACATATTTTCAGCTATCTTCTTTGCACCAGCTGAGTATGCTCTTGTCATGCTGCCACGTTTAGAGATACCCTTTCGGATATGCTTCATTGGCATTTGATCTAGTATACCCTTGAGTCTTTCATCAGTTGTTAACTGATAAAGTTGTTTAGCAGTTTGTACATAGAAGTCGTGTTGTATATCCACCGGAATCAAGCCTACAAGCCTCCCTGTCTGGCTGTCTTTAGAAATAGCACCTAGATGCTGCCATCCATTGTTAGACCCGTCTACAGGCACTGGAAGGTGGCTTACGTGGATTCTATTATCTTTCACTGCTCTTTGGTAATCAAACCACTCTAAGCAACAAGAAAGAAATGACACAGGCTTTTCAGCTATGCTTGCTACAATAGATTCTCTACCCATTTCTACAATAACTTCCATGTTATCGTTGGTCCATCTTACCCTGTCTTCAAGAGTAAACTTATCAACACTTATAGATTCTAGGTTTTCATCTTTTAAGTAGTTAGCATAGTCAGCTTCGCACCATTCTGGTATTTCATCAATACCGTAGCTTTGATTAAAACTATTTGCAGTATGGATTGCTAGCCAGAAAAGACCATCCTCTGTCATGGGTTTGCCCCTAGCAAAGGTCATCATGCCTCTGGCTAAGTCAGACCCTTGGTAGTTTAGAAAAGACTCTGAGTAGTACAACCTACCTCTGTAGTCTGCTTGCATATACTGATAGAATACATCTTGATCATACAGCAGCTTAGCTTTGGTAGTAATAAACCCCCACTCTACTAGCTTGCTTCTTCGTTTCATTTCTTTAGCATCATTATCCTCTACGGGAGTTGATGATATAAACGAATCTTTGTTAGCTATTAGAGCATCGTATACACGTTGATTAATTCTCCAACCTGTACGTTGAAGTTTATCTACGGAAACAATCCAAGGTGTTCTTAGCATGGGTGTAAACTGTGCGTTGTCCTCTTCAGTCCACTCTTTAATTACAGGCTCTCCATCTTCTTGGATAATCTTAGAGATCTTTTCTGGCCTTGTTAAGACCGTATGGTTTAATGCTATTCTTAACATAGCTTCAGGTATGTCTGCTAAGTCAATCCATTTTGCTGTAGCTGATACAATATAGCTAGTGTCTCTTGTCTTCGGGTAGTATATATCTATGTACCCACAGTTATAGAAAGCTTCTATAAAGAGATCACCCAACCTCACATGCATGTTCCAGGGTAACCCAGGGGGTTCCCTTTTGATTACACGTGCTATGCGTTGACCTATTGCTGTAGATACAGCTGTCAACTGTGCAGTCCCTGCAGGACTATCTGAGGTATCGTAGGTGAATCTCATTTGTATTGTTTGGAAAGCCACGTTTATTAGTCGTGGCATCTCCTCTTTATATTCTTTATACAATCTCAAGAGTACACCACCTGAGTTTGCCTTAGGGTTATTTGGATTAACCCTTGAGACCTTATCAACTAGGTACTCTGAGATGTTGTCGAATGGATTCATACAATCCTCTTTCTGTTTTATACTGTAAAGTATTCGTCAAAACCACCAGAAGCTATTAGCCTAGTGGTTTTGTTGTTGTATGTAGCAGATCCTGCAGGTCCAGTAAGTCCTGTGAATCTGGACTTGAGTACTTTGAACTTGATTGTGTTTCGTTCAGACTCTGACTCTGCAACAAGGTTTCTTGAAAAGGCAACGATGTCGAACGAGATCTGCTTGATCGAGCCACTGCCTTTGATATCATCAATAGATGCGATGTTCCCTTCCTCAAAGCTTTTACCCCCTTGTGCCTTGCGTAGGTGGCTAATAAGTCCTAGCCACACATTGTGTTTCTTTACAACCTTTAGTAGATCGGACATTACTTTGTCTATCGCTTCGTTACCAGATAACCCTTCAGAGCCTTCCGATACCGCGATAGTAATGTGGTCAAGAACGAGGTACTTGCAACCCATAAGGGCCATGTATTCGATCTTGTCGATAAGAGATGCGTCCCCAACGGAGCCTTGGTGATCCAAGAGAACCAATCGCTCGTCACCAAACACAGCTTCGTATCCTCGGCGCAGTTCGCTTTCGTCAGCTGATGGAGTATCCATGATGTTACGTTTAAGTTGCATGGAGATAAACTTTTCGGCTGTATCTCCAACACTTTCTTCCAAACTAATGAGTCCAACCTTATCACCTGTCTTAGCAAGAAGGTCAAGGACAATCTCTTTAATGACAGTAGACTTACCACTACCAGTGCCAGAGGTAAACAAAGTAATCTCACCATATCTTATCCCCTTAAGTTTTTCATTGAGTCCTGCAAGACAATCAGGGTAAGGAATCGACTCAACATTTTGGCGTTCTTTGAGCTTTTCCCAGACTGCTTCGCCCATGACAATTCCCGCAGGGGACCACGTTTTAGCGCCCCATATACTCTCCACGACAGCATCGGGTCCATGCTTAAGGAAGAGTTCTGATGGATCTTTGCATCCCTTAAGCGTTGCCACCTTGCATCTGCCCGTACCCACAATTCGTGCCGCTTTCTCCACTGCTTGTGAACCAGCTTCGTCCGAGTCGAACATGAGTATGACAGATTCATATTTAGATAGCCATTCTCGTTGCGCCAGAAGGTTATTGATGCCTGAGGCACTGGGAAGCGATACAACAGGGTAGATCCTATTGTACTTTTGTTTATATGCCTGAGCAACAGCGAGTGCATCCAACTCGCCCTCGGTGATGACGAGCATCTTGCCACCCACCGACTGTTCCTGTCCGAATAGTTCCACATCTTTAAAATCTCCATGAACACTAAATGTTTTAGGCAGTTTTCGTTCTTTGTATGCTACGATCTTACCGTTCTTTGTGTATGGGTAATAGTGGGATTCCGGTAACCCTTCTGGGGTTATACTCATTTTTACATTAAAGTAATCTACTACTTCTTTAGAGATACCACGAGAAGAAATACTATAGCTACGATAAGAATCAATATCGGAGAATTTAGTAAGCTCATTAAAGGTGGCGGGTGCATAACTATCCATTTCTGTTTTTACTTTCTTTGATTTACCACAGCTGAAGCAGTGACCCACCCCATCGCTGTACGATACAAACGCATCTGAACTACCACACCCAGGGAATGGGCATGGTCCTTTTACATATCTTTTTTCATCATCCATTTAGTTCCATCTTTCTTCTTTAGCTTGACGATTTAGTTTCCTCTTGTAACTTGCTTCTCGTTTCTTGTTGAGTCTCTTTTGTTTGATCTCCTTCATACTCTCGTACTCGGATGTCAAGGAACTCTCGTCCTCGTTTAACGATTCGTTTTTCAAGTTCGATGTTGTAAACTTTATTGTCATTGAAATTCTCATACACTCCTTGATATGTATCTAGTATTGGTTTAATTACATTATCCAGATCTGCTCCTCTATTAGACAGACCTGCTATGATGTTAAAGGAAACTTGACCAGCCCCGAAAGGCCAGTCAGTCCCCATAAGTTCATCACGAATTTGATTCTGATACTCCAGATAATCCGCTGACTTGAACGTTGTCTTCCCCCTTCGGTTCCACATTTTGTTCGCACTCAGGGGTTTTATTGAGAAGTAATGACTCATCTCGTCCATTCTTTTGAACCTCCTCTAGTTCATCCCAAGTGGTTAGCATGGACAGTAGTTTACGACTTAACCAAGGGTCACCTGCATTGTGTTCTTTCCATGCAGCAATAACCTTTTCCCAACGTTGACCAGCTGGAACTCCTTCTAAGATCTTCTCAGCTTTCTTTGGGCCTATCCCTTTAATCCCTGGGATATTATCAGTACTGTCACCAGTAAGACATTGAAGCATAAGGTTCATGTTTGCTTCATCATCGTTTACAAACTGATGAGTTTTCTTAGTATAGTTATAATGATGACCAGGGATTTGTTTTAGGTCTTTATCAATACCACAAATAACAAAGTCTAATTCCATTTCACGAGCTTCATAAGCCCATATAGATACTAAGTCATCTGCTTCCATACCATCTGCTTCTATACCGCCCCACTTTTCTTTCATGTAGTTGTGACCGTAGTTAAGAGATGCTTTTACTTCCTCTTTTAAGGCGGGTCTGGAGGCCTTGTAGGGGGTGTAAAGGTCTTTCCGGTAGTTCCCCCTGCCTTTTAGTGCTACACGGCACTCATGAGGCTCTGAGAAGGCGTAAGCCATACATTCATTTACGGTGAAGTCAATCACCTTTCTTATTTCTACCTCATCAGAGTTGCTGTAAGCAGCCCTGAAGTAGATAGAGTCGGCATCAATTAATGCTAGTGCCATTATCTTTTCCTTTTATCTGTAGACCACATCAATACCCCAAGCTTTTATTTTATTTTCTAAAGGGTAGGGTTGAAGTGGGTCTCTTTCAAATTGAACTGCTGCGAGTAGATGTAGAATGATGTATCCGTTTGTAGTATAGAAATAACGTAATACATCAAACCATTCTTTTGGTTCAATATCATCTGGTTTTGGGTGAAAAGCTACAGAGTACCCTGGGTGCTCAATTGATGGCCCAAAGGGTACTTTTTCTATGTTAGTGTACGTCTGCATAACTGCTGCCAATGACATAATCCCCGCCTTCCATACAAGTTACACCAAACATCTCTGGTCCCTTCTTAAAGGATTCCTGAAGTATTTCACCAACACGATCGGCATCTTCTGGATGAGACACATAAGCAATCTCATCATGGTAGAATAGCCGTGGCTCTGCTCGTAATCCTTCCTCATCAATCTTATTCATAGAGTAAGACAGTGCAGATTTACACGTAATACCTTCAGCAGTTTGCAAAAGATAGTTAAGTGCCTGGTATTCTCCAGATACAAACACAGGTCTACCATCAAGGCCAGGGAACCAACCCTCTCCTGAAGCATATTGTGTGCTGCGCCAGACTTCTCCCAGTTTATCTTTTAGTTCTTTTAGTCCTTTAATACCTTTAGCAAAGTCTTCACGAGACTTTTTACCAGCGTTAGCATTAGGTTTACCAGTTAGTATAGAACCAAGCTTAGCATCACCAGCACCAAACAGGTAGGCATACAAGTAGTTCTTAGCAATAGGACGAGAACACCCAAGAGCGTTAGCGTTACGTTGGTGTTGATCACCATAGATAACCTCATTAGTAAAGTTATCATTGTTCACATAGTGACACAGACCACGAAGCTGGTTGCCAGAACTGTCAGCGCCAACAACTTTCCAATCGTCATCAGGGATAAACAGTTCCCTTAGTTCTTTACCCCAGGGGGCGTTTACTCCTGGAAGATTTACAATAACTTCATGACGACAACGAAATGTTTGAGTACCAATAGTCCACATATTACCATGTATACGACCATTAACAAGAACTTCAAGCCACCCTTTGATAACAGAGCTACGGTTACGTAAGGTATAATACTCACTGATCATTTTACCCATATCCCCAAGCTTTGCTAGAGATGTGTCAGTGATCTTTGGCCCAACAGTTATCCACTCTCTTCCAACCTTTTTTCGATTGTACTCATCAGGTTTCCAACCAATTGTAAGCAACCACTCTTTAACAAGCTCCATAGAACCAAGTGTAATTTGCTCTACAGTAAAACGCTGAAACGGTTTACCTGCTTCATGTATGTGTATGTCGGTTGTTTTAATTTCTTTATTGTAAAAGTCAGATAACAAACGTGCAGTTACAGCAGTGTAGTCTCCATTCTTTTTGAACTTAGGAAACTTTTCTACTTTATCTGTGTATACTTTATGCGTTCCCAATTGTGGGTGTAAAATGTTTTCAATCTCAAGCATACGAGTGTTCATATCTTTTAAGTTTTTCTTTGCTTTTACACTATCGAAATTCCAACCACGAGTCTTTACACGTGCGTTAAACTTAGCTGTGTCGTGCTCAATTAGCAGACCTTCCTTAATAGTAGGTCTTTTAGCAGCAATTCTTTTGTACTCAACCATCAATTCATTAAATACATCTACGTTTAGTTTTACATCTTGTACACAATACCTAAGCATTTCTTTAGAGTATTTATCCCACTCATCAAATTGAATTTTAGAATTGTTAAGATGTTCACCCCAGCCTTTAAGTCCATGCTTGTGGGGTCTTTTGTATTGTAAAACTTGAGACATAACCCAAGTATCATATATTTTCTTTTCATTTAGTTTTAAACCGTATAGGTTTTCCATAACTAAATTATCAAAGCCAATAATGTTGTGACCAATCAATACTTCTGCGTTATTAAGAATAGCACATCCATCATCCATTGATGGTATTGAGTCATCATAATCGCTGAATTTGTATATTGATCCATTGTCTAGGTTGTATGCCACAAGACACCAAACCTTTGTTGCATCAAAACCATCGGTTTCAATATCATATACTAGTTTCATAAGCTTTTCTTTCTAGGTAATGTTTTTCTTTAACAGACCTGATTGTGTGACAGTTAGCACATCGTATGTCACATTTACGAGCCTCTTTGATAATGTTTTTAATACTACAAGAAGCCATTTTGTGAGGCGTGTATAGTTTATCTGCAGGGTCTCTATGATCCCATTGAAGAGCGTATGGGTTTTCGTTATACCCACAATCAATACATCCTTTAGCTATTTTGTATCGGTCTAGTATTTTTCTACGCCTTCTGATTTTCTTTACTTGTTTACTAGGTTCTTCATCCACTGTCTTTCACTTTCTTTATGTCGCATTTAGGACAGACTTTATATCCATTGTCTATTGATACAGTTAATATTTCTACACCACATTCTATACATTTAAACTTTTTAAAAGGTTTACCTGTTACGTGATCAACTTTACCTCTGTCTAGTTTCATGGTATTACACCCAATACCCAGTTTTCTGCACAATCTTCTGCATATTGTTCTGAGTGTCCTTCGATAAGTCTGTCTTCAATTACGGTTTCTCCTTTGATCATGACTACTGAGTAGCCTGTCAATTCTTTGAACACGTGAGATTTCCTGTCAGAATATTGACCATCCCCCCAGAATGTGTGTAGCTCTGTCATGATTTAAACTTTCTCCCTTTAAAGAACACTATTAGGTTTACTGTAGTGTTTATAGTTATCATAATTACAAGCCAATACTGTATCCACTCAGGCATTATTCATGTTCACCCCCGTTGCCTCTACCTAATCCACCAAAGTAATTAGGTTTACGCTTAGCTGTTTCAAACACACCTGCTGTAATAAAGATACCACCAATTAGAAGAGCGTGTGCTATGGCACTGATACCGAAAACAGTGATAGATCCTACAGACATGGCAAAGATAATGCACCACATCCATGCTAGTACTTGCATTACCATGTGTCGTGTGTTGGTATCAGGTATGTAGGATAGTGGGTTTCGTTTACTGTCCATGATTAGGCTATATAGTTTAATCATTTTTAGACCTTTCTATTTGTTTTTGAAGATTCGCTAAGGCTCTCCAAGCTACTTGCGCCCAATCCTCGTCAATTAAATGACGCATCATGGCATCTAGTTCATCTCCAGATTTAGACCTGTCCCAGTGTAGTGTCTCCGGTGTTTGACCATGTTGGATACCACCTTTGAGAGATACTTTTGAGATTTCTACAATTGCATCAGGGAAATACTTTATGAACCCTGTGTATATTGGGATAGCTTTACGTTCTTTTGCGTCAACTGGTAGTTTTGTGTTATTAACGATCATCTCCTGATCCTTTCAGTGTGTTTAGTTTTGCCCTAGCAGCTAGTTTAGCCACATTAGAATTAGCAATAGAGTCAAGGCTAGCACCCAATTCTGAGGCAAGGACAGCGATATACCAAAGAGTATCACCAAGTTCCATAGCAATAGCGTTAAGGGCTTCTTCAGATTTTTCTGGATCATTGTCATAATCTCCGCGAAGAATCTTCTTCACTTTATTTGCAACCTCTGCAGCCTCTCCTGACAGCCCTAGTGCCAAGTATGGAAGTGCTTGTTCTTTTGGATAGATTGCCGTTGTAATAGCCTTTGATTGGTATTCATTTAGTTCCATGTTATTTTATATACCCCTTATAGAATTATACCTTTTTGATGACGCAGCTTGTCTGCGGCATAAGATATACCTATAAGGGGTATATACAATTTATGGAGAAAACAATGCCTTTTAACCCAAAAAGTCTCAAAAATCTTAACGGTTCTTGGACAACTGAAACTGCGAAAGCTGCACAAAAGAAAGGTGTAGCTACACGTAAGGCTAATAAAGAAGCGAGAGAAGCTGTTAAGATGTCTATGTATGAATGGGGCAAATATAAAGATGATGTTCTCTCTACAAATGATATGACTTCTTTAGATGTTCTTAAGATAATGATGTTTAAAGCATTAGAGAAAGATGACATGAGCACTGCATTAGATATAGCAAAGACTCTTGCAGAGTTTGAGTCTCCAAAGCTTGCACGTGTTGATCAGACTAATGTTGAAATACAGGCTGAAGATTTATCTGATGAAGAACTGCAAGAACTATTAGACCAAGCAAGTGCCGAAGCGACTGCCCCGCGACACTGATGCATTTTGTCGGTTACCCAAAAAAGATGCATATGCGTTTTGTCGGTTACTAAAAATAAAATAAGAGATCCCTGAGTACACACATAAGTGTACCCAGGGATTTTTGGTTATACTTTAGGACGGCTACAGAAGTTACCACCAGTACCGTTAGGGCTTGCAGCAGGTAACCGCGAGATTGAGAGGTAACCTTGGTTGTTTGACCAAGAACCTTTAGGTCCGTATTGGCTAGTAGTACGCCTGAATTGCAGGTTCTGTCGTCCGATAGGGTTTACAATAATTTTCAGCATTGGTTTATCTTTCTATTGTACTGTACGAGATTGATCAAGATCTTGAAGTACGAATCCAAGATCGACATAAAGAGTAATTGCTTCTTCTTCTGTTAGAAGGACTTCTTCACCGCCGAAGTCAATGGCTATTTTACCATCGGCTTCAGCATATACATCTTCAATGACTGTCATTAGTCAAGGTCACTGGCTGAATCTACCCAACCGCTTACCCCACCGAAGGCATCGTGTAAGATTGAAATGTCTGTAGTATCTACATCACCATAGACGTTGTAATGGTACTTGTCAGTGTTGTATCTTTTTTGTTTGCTTAAGGTTACATTTGGACATGTTGTTTCAAGAATTTCAAAAGCTGTAACTGCTGATACAACAGAGTTATTATATACATCGAAACGTAGTTTCATGATTGGCCTCATCCTTTTTAGATTTTCTAGCACTATAGCTAGTTCTTTGAACTTACCCATTGGCTTTGAGTTTGTTATATCGGAACCACCATTTTTGCCAGCAGAATTGTTTATTACGTTTTTGAAAGAGATTTAGTAGTTCTGTGATAGCTTCATCTGGTAGAGAGTAATCTACAGAGAACTTAGCAAAGAACTCAAAGTCTTGTTTGGTCATGTCAAATACCATACAATGAATATAACATGTATCCATCCGATAGTGGCAATTGTTTTATCAATATCAATATTCATCGTTATCCTCGTCATCCTCATAGTAATCAATTGAGTCAGGTCGTTTGAAATCGTGTTCCCAATCGTTACACTCAGCATCAAAGGTCATTGTTGTATCATCAGTGAAAGTGATACCTCCTTCAGCCCATTTGACATATAGATGGTCAATATCGTCAACCCCCATACCTTCTGGTAAATTTACAAAGACTTGACCGTATGTGGTGTAACATAGTTCTACCCTTAGTCTGGTCATTAGCAAGTCTCCAGTTGTACTATCTGTGAATCATAATGTTCTTCTAGGTATTCACAGACTTCACGCCAGTTTGTTGGGTTGAAGTCTATGTCTCCAGCCCAGATACCATCTAGCTCTTCATCTTCACAACAGACAGCATAGTTGCTGTCAAGGCGCATGTGACCATAGCACCAAGTTTCACCACCGTCTTTGCGTGTGTATACATATTTGTCAAGCATATTGAAATCTCACTGATATCTCTTGAGTGGTGGACATGACACACTTCTCGTTGTGTTTGAATAGTTCAGCTTCAATTAGATTGAGGCCAGAGAATGTGGGGTCATCAGATACAACACGAACAATCCAGACTTCTTCACGTAATTGTACATAGTTTTTAGTACCATCAGTGTTTTCACCTTCATGGTTCCAGTGACCAGTACCGCTGTATGCTGTGCAGCCACCATGAATGTTAGTTAGAAGTGTCTTGGCATCTTCAAATGTTTTTCTACCCACTGCACATGGGATATACACTTCATGTATGTAGTTCATTTTGGACCCCATTCTTTCATAAGTTTATCAATATTACTTATAGGTTTAGATCTGTCCATGTAGTCATCATATAGACATTCATATGCATAATCGTATACAGATTCAGTAGGCCAAGAGTGTAACATATCTTTAATAGCTTCTACGATATCATCTTCATCATATTTTTTAATCATTGTTCTAGTACCACTTCTGCATCGGTTTCTATCCAGACTTTAGCACCACATGATAGTGGTTTGTCAGGGCTGTATACTACTGTGCTACCGCCCATGATATGTACAGCGTGTGCGTACTCGTTAGACTTACTGGTTTTGACAGTGATTACAGGGTTACGATCACCAGACTTTGCGTTAGCTCTGATAACATGTTGGTTGATATGGATACGTTTAAGCGTCATCTTGTCTCTCCATACAAAAGCATTGTTGCTTTGGGTGGTCGAAACCACGTTCAGTGATAGACACGTGGCACTGTGACATCCATTCGTGTTCTGTCCATATCTCAAGGTGTACATCAGTGTTTGATATTGTGGCTACACAGGCAGCAACCCATTTAAATAGAATTTGGCTCATCGT